TTGTCGCTTCTGTATTTTCTGCACCAGTAAACTGATTGCTGAAGTTGTCTATTTGTGATGTTATATCGCCTGCAAGACCATCAACAAAACCTTTTACAGCATTTGTTCCTGAATTAATACGACCTTTGATAACAGAGCTTATTTTGTTTGTATATCCCATATATAAATATCCTTATGAATTATACTAATATTTATACAGGAAATAGTAATGGCAACAGCAAGTTATAAAGGTAGATACAAACCTCAAAACAAAGACAAATATCTAGGTAATCCTGATAAAGTCGTCTATCGTTCTAATTGGGAGAGAAGATTTATGGTTTACTGCGACCGTAATGAAGGTATCACACATTGGGGTAGTGAAGAGATTGCTATTCGTTATCGTAATCCTGTGACCAAGAAATTACATAATTACTTTCCTGATTTCTTCATAGTTACCAACAAAGGTAAGTATATAATTGAAATCAAACCTAAGGCCTTCACAAAGAAACCTAAACCTAGAGCTCGTAAGACTAGAGCATATATCAATGAGAGTTTAGCATATATTAAAAATAGAGCTAAATGGGGTGCCGCTGTTCGTTATTGCGAAATGCAAGGTTGGGAGTTTAAAATATTTACAGAAGACGATTTAGGTAAATTTTAAGTTGTTGCTGTTAGTCTTTCCCATTTAGACGCTGGGTCTGGATTTCTATTACCACTACCTACAAATTGTGATTCTGCATTGTTTGTGGTTATAATTTGTTTGTTGTCTTGTGTTATACCAACATTGTTAGATGAGTTTGCTGTATTTGTATCACCTGCTTCTTTTAGTGCTTTTGCATTACCTGTTTGGTCTGCCTTATCTGTGCCACTAAAGTATTTCTTTTTCTCTTCAGGTATTTCTGCTTTTTGTGCTTCACCTTCTATACTTTTAGGTTCTGTCATTGTTGCCTTATCACTTGACAATGCAACTTTTTCCATACCTATATACTTACCAAACTTATCTACGAAACCATTATAGATTCTTTTAAATATGTCTGATATATAATCACCGATACTACCAAATGCACTTTTAATACTATCCCATATTCTACTTCCTAGAGTACTTACATAATCAACCATATCAGATATACCTTGTGTAAAGTTATCCCACTTCTCCATTAATGAATCTTTTAGTCCACCTATATAACCTACAAACGCATTCCATTTCTCCATTAAGTATTCACCAAACTTTCTAAAGACATCTCCTAGATAGTTATATGCGTCTATGATAGCGTCTTTGATTGCGTGAAATTTAAATATTGCAATTGCAATTACAGCAATCAATGCTAATATACCAAGTGCCCATAACAACATAGGTACAACTGAAATCATAAGACTTGCACCAAATAGTTTTAATGATTTGATTGGTGTCTTCATTGCTTTACCGAAGTTCATAAATGAAGTACCCATTCTTTTTGCCATATCGCCAAGTTCTACAAATGGTCCTGTAATACTATCTTTGATACCCATAAAGGTATCAGATATACCAGCAAACATACCTCGTGGGTCTATCATATCACCACCTTGACCACCAAAGTTATCAGAAGTATCGCCACCAAGTGCTTCTCTTTTTGCGTCTAAATCTTCTCGTTCTTTTGTTAGTAGTACTGACTTCTCTTTGATAAGCGTTTCTTCTTTTTGTCTACTAGTTTCATCTAGTTTGTGTAAATTCTTTGTTTTCTTTAATAGTTCTTGTTCGTTTGATACTATTCTCTTTTCAGATTGTACAAGTTTTTCTTGTTCCATCTGCAATTGTTTTGTTGATAGTACAACTGCCTTTGCACCATCTTCGGTCATCTTTACTTGTACTGCTACACCTTGTTTTCTTAATTCACTTGCTTCTTTTTCTGCAACAACAATCATCTGTTCTCTATTACGCAATGCGTCTTGTAGAGATTTCATATCTTCTGATATGTCTGCCTTTTCCATACCTCTTGTCAAGTCTTCAACAGAATAGTTTAATTCACCCATTCTATTAACAAGTTTATTCATCACATCATTTACACTTCTAGGTGTATCTCTAAATGCGTCAATAGTTTCTGCAACAAGTTTGTTTAATTTAGGCTGAGTTGACTTAACTAGTCCATCAACTGATTGGATAGACTTCTTTGATATTACTTTGAATATGGAAAGTAGTTCGTCTTGTGTAGCGTTTGAAAGTGTAGTGGCAGCCATTTCTTATTTCCTATTTCTTATTTTTACTTGAACCAGTATATAGACCAAACCAAGCTGCACCAGCACCAACAACGATACTGATTAACCCACTTTGTTCCATAGTAGGTGCCTGTAAGTCCATATACCAAATTACACATTTGTATAATAAAACAATATAAACGGTCAAAAACAATCTTGGAAATATTCTCCAAGCGTCAACTGCTCTTGCCATATGAATTATCTTTGCATATGGATTAATACCTAGGTCTTTGATTGAAGTATCTACTTCTAAATCAACTTGTATTTTCTGTTTAGGTTCTGCAACCTTAACTTCTTTTTTTATCTCTTCAGCCATTTTTAACTCCTACGATTATTCGTAAACTTTTTTTCTAATATATGCTTGTTCGTGTCTGCCTGTAATCTCTAATATCTTCCAAGAGCCGTCTGTTTGTACTTCTACTTTTGCGTTAACTTTATCGCAAGTCATATTAAATACACCACCTGATTTGTCTTTTTTCTCTCTATAATCTTTTTCTGCTTGTCTTTTATTCTTCAAGCAGTCCATTAAATTATCACTTGCTCTGTGGTCAATTAGTTTTCTTTCACCTGTAGCTTCATCTATTTCAAAAATACATACTGCGAATACGACACCTTCTTCAGGAGTTGATGATGAAGTTTTATGTTCTTCTGTCATCACCGTAATATGTGTATGTTTCTTTTCAATAGGACAAACTTGGTGTCCGTCATCACCACAACCTGTGCAATCAGCATATGCTGGGGCGTACATCATCAAAAATAAAAATGCTATTGTTAATAGTTTGTTCATAAATCCTTTAGTCTAAAATTTTAAGTAATCTTATTCCGTATTTTGCTTGTTTATCTTCTTGTAATAATGCTTTTACTAGTCTACATTCAAATATAACTCTTTCGCCACCTACTTCTCTAGCCGCTACTCTTTTAGATTTTAAGCATTGACCTATATTTTCTTTGTAAACCCATTCTATTAACTTACCGTTTAGAGTAAGTGTTAACGCAACAACTTTATCTTGTTCGTATTTCTCACCGCCAGTATATAACTTGGCTGCATACACACTAGGTACAAGTAAGACAACAAATATTATTGCTAAAATGTTTTTCATTATTCCTTCTTACCGTTTCCATTTTGATAGATAATACTTCTATTACTATCTTTTAATTTTTCTACATCTTCTCTAAGGATTTTTACATCCTCTTGTAGTCTTGTTATATTAACACCATTGTTCAACATTTTATTCATTCTCTCATCTAGTTCATCTAATTGTCCAGCAATGTGTTCAATAAGCATATATTGTTCGGAATCAGCAGGTGGTGAACCTAATTCACCTCTTGGCCACTTAATTCTAAACTCACTATTCTTATTTAATTCTGTCTCTATTCGTAATGTACTTCCTTCAAGGTCTTTTCTTAATAACTCTTCGTTAGTTTCTATACGATTTAATCTTTCTAATACTCCAAAGTATGCCCAAACACCAACTGAAACTGCTGCTATTATAGCTAACAAGTTCCTCATAGGCATACTGATAGCAGTATTATCTGATACTCTTAATTCATCTTTGCTCATAAATCCTTTTGTTATAACTCACCTGCTATTATTTAGTACCAGGTTTGCCCATATTATCTCTTCTTGCTTTTTCTTTTTCTTCTTTAATGTGTTTAACCAGTAAAGAAACATAAACCTCTTTTTCCCAAGGAAATAGAGAATCCAATTCTGTTAGACTATACTTATGATGTTGCATTAATGCAAAGTTAGTCTCAAAGTACGCCTCTAGGTTGTTGTGGGAGAGGCAGATACGAAAAAATCAGATAGTCCTTGGAGTGTAACCACACTCTCTTTCTTTGTTTTAGGATTTATAACCTTGACTTCGTGCCTTAACTTCGGCATTGTGTCAAAGAATTTTCTGATTAGTTTAAATTGATTGGTATTTAAATTATTGAAAAAATCAATTAGTTCAGCCTTTGTACTATCTTTCGCTTTATGCACTTGTTCCCCCTCATAGATGTAGTCAATACATTCAACAATTGTTTTAAAAATTGCTTCTGTATTCATATCTTCATCTACGCCCAATGGAATAGTGTCAATGTTAGGATAGTTCATACTAATACCAAGATTTCTTTCTTCGTCTAATACTATCTTATTTGTGTGTTCGTCATCAACCTGTACCTCAACCTTTGTTAAGTCTACATCAACAGGTATAAGTGTAACCTTATCTTCTGGACAGAAAACTTTAAAAGACGCAATCTCACCTACTGACTTTGCACGAATATTTAAAAACAAATATTCTATGTCAAATAGTGGTAGTTTGGTTACTTCTAATTTTCCGAAAGTACAAGAGTTAATTAAATCTCTAACGGCGGCTTTCATTTGAGCGTCATTCTTCTCTTCCATCGCTAGCATTAATATCTTCTCTTCTTTGACCAGAAATGGTCTAAACTCTACTACCGTGTCTTCACTTGGTAGAGTTAACTTATATGTTGGGACTTCAATTTTTGGTAAAGCCATATTGTTATCATCTCCTTATTATTTACTATTATATATTTAGGGGTCCGAATTTAAACGGAGGCATAACTCTTCCACCAGTAATCTTACCGATTGGAAACGACCTCTTCAAGTTATTCAGTACACCTTCACCTGCTCTTCTCAATTCAGGTGGTAATTTACTTAAAAATCCACTATCGCCTTCTTTAACGATAGGATTATTAAATTGCGATTGACCAATCTGAAATTTGTTTTGTTGGTCTATTGCAAAGTTTAACCAGTATCTATATTTAAATTGTACCGTAAATGTCTGTACTTCATTTGAACCGGCAGCATACGATACATCACCTACTGAAACTGGATATGCTTCCCACAATCTAACACCATATGTTGCACCGTCTCGTTCTTGTGCTCCTGGGTCAGAACCTAATTGTAATATATTAATTGGTGCTACATACTCATCATAGTACGCATAGTTGTGAGTTATATTTGAAAAGGCAGTCTTTTGCCACAATTCAAAAAATATTCTTTCTCTCATATATTTGTCTGTGTAAAATGTCATTGATACATCAGCCATTTCATAATCATAAACAATGTGTCTTGGTGGACCATTGTGTTTTACTGATTTAGTCTTCATTGTTCTAGCAGGCATATTCACTTCTGATACAAACGCTTGTACTCTTCTTTGTAAGTTTGCTTCATTAGCGTATCTTCTTATTTCACTACCGTGTACCATACCATCACCACCAGGTACTGCACCACCAAAATCAAAACCACCTGCCATCTTACCACCTGTTGGTAGTTCAAAGACAACATAGTATCTAGCCTTACGAGCAAAACCTTCTGATTCATTTACATAGGATTGAAATCTACCCATTGTAGTTTCAGGATTTGCACCTGCTTTTGCTCTGAACCTTGGGTCTCGGTTGATATTATCCATAGAACGGTCTCTAGGAATACCAATTCTGATATCCATACCACCTATTCTTTTACCGCCTCGTAATATTGCCATTAGTTATCCTTACTTTTATAATTTTCTATCGCTGCCTTTATTGCGTCTTCAGCCAACACACTACAATGTATCTTAACTGGTGGTAACGCAAGTTCTTCAGCAATGTCTGTATTCTTAATCTCTACTGCACTATCTAAAGTTCTACCTTTTACCCATTCTGTTAACAATGATGATGAGGCAATTGCACTACCACAACCAAATGTTTTAAAACAAGCGTCTGTAATAGTATTATCTTTAACTTCAATCTGCAACTTCATAACATCACCACAAGCAGGTGCCCCTACTAGACCTGTACCAACATTAGGACTATCTTTGTCCATCGTGCCTACATTACGAGGGTTTTCGTAATGGTCAATTACTTTATCTGAATAAGCCATAATCTACTCCTGATTTAATGTTTATCTTTCCAATGTCTACTTCTTCTCATTCCTAAATAGTGTTCACCTGGTTCATAATTCCATTTGTGTCCGTGATGTCCTCTTATATCACAATACCACATTCTTAATTTGACGATTGCAACTCGCCATAAACTTCTTCTTGCCATTTACCTTATTACTCTTACTCATCATAAAAGTCCTCTGTTATCTTGTGCTTCTACGCCAAACGGTAGTCGCTGGTTGTTTTCTAAATTGTTGTACTGGCAAG